ATCCTCCCAATCAATAGGTTCTTCTTTGATAATCATCGTTACCCGATACGGTTTCCCCAACGCCACACGTAACAGCGTCATCGTTGTATCATCTTCTGTACAGCATCCGTCTACATACAGCGCACGGAATTTCAACCCATGTGCAACAACCAGATCACCCACGCTTATACGTGCAAATTTTGGTGCAATAAGAAACCCTTTTACTTTCGTTCCGATTTCTTCGCCAATGATTACAGTGAATAATTGTGTATCACTCATTTTTCGACCTCTCCCTTTTCAATTCCTTAACAGCCTGTTTGATTCTTACGATGTTAGATTCTGATAACGGCCTAGACATGATGTCTGTTAAATAGTTGGGACTTACGCCCATACACATAGCCACCTTCTTGTATTGGAAACCGCTGTCCATTATCAGGTTGTGATACTTGGCGTTTGGCACATCCATTTCGTCTTCCTTACAGAAAGGACATTCACCGTTATCGTGATATGTTGATTCCAGTATCCGGCACAGGCGATCATTTCCCTGTCGCATCGCGCCGAAACACTTGCGTGTGTCGTAGCATTCCGGCGACCGTCTATTCTTTTGCATTGTTTCTCACCTCTGTGCTATACTTGTTATGCGTTAGTTTCGACCTCTTACGCACTGAGCCTCTTTGCTATGGGAGGCTCTTTTACTTGTAACAAAAGTACATCGTGCTGTAACTTGTACTTAGCGTCTTGTAGATTCCTGACCCCTGAACGAAGTTGGCCTGATAGATGACATCATCTGGGTATTTACTTCCGTTATCCAGAAGGTCATAAGTCACTTCCATTACCTCATCTGTGGGCGTTTGCTGTGACAGCCATGACAGTGTGGAGTATTGACCAGGTTGCTCTATGACCTCCCTGATTGAGTCGGGGAACAGGTCACTTTCTACCCTGTTAAGGACAACTGATCCGACCCCTTCCATCATCTCTGTCTGACAGTATCCTGATTCGGCCTGTATGACTCTGGACAGATACCAGACATCTTCATCTGTATAGGTGCATTCTGATTCTGTCTCAATGCCAGCTCCGGCAAGGGTGGCGGCTAAAATAATCATTGGTACATTCATACATCCACCCCAAAGAAAAGCCTTTTATAGTCTTTGAACGACATCGGAAAGTCTCCGAATTCGTCACCATCGATACCGCAGAAAATCAGCGTACCGAAGAATTTCATGCCGCCAAGTGTGCAGTTGTAAGGCATACCATTTATTGCACCTTCCTCGTTGCAGATGATCACAATATCGCTTGCAATGGTCACTGTTTCTATGTGACCATCGACAGTGTTCTGAAGGTTCTTCAGAGTATCGCTGATATTGGTCATGTGTCCGTATTCCTCATCTGGACGCTTTACAACAACCTTAATTTTCCTCATTACTTCACCTCTTTCATATTCCATGCCATTGTTGTGTTGCTCCACCGCCGACCGTTCGCCCTGTTGTGATAGTATGTCTGCCTCTCATGCTCTCTCTGTTTCTTCTCCTTTCTAAGTTCTGAGAAAGTGTTTAAACCCATCAATACCGCCTCATAGAACACCACCGTCAAGGCTGACACTATCCACATATCCGGCACACTGTCCGGCCTTACCAGTGCGAAGAACAACACGGCGACAGCCGCCGACCTAACCTTATTAATCATTTACATACCTCCCTATTTCTCGAAATCCCTTTCACTCAGGGTAAAGAGTCCCTTAAACCGATACCCTTCGTTGTCTGCCAGTGCCGTTTGCTTTGCCTGTCCCATGCTTGTCTGATTGTGCAGGACGACCGCTTTGACATCGCTACCGCCCTTCTGGGTCAGGATGACCACAAACGACCATGTTCTGACCTTCCTGTGAAATCCGTTTTTCTCTATCCATGTGGTATTCATCGATTTACCCCTGTCATCTTTTCAAGCCGGATCAGATCGACCGCTTTGATAGACAATGGTCTATTTTTCCACCGTCTCAGCGTCTCTGTCGGGTATCCTGTCCGTCTGTGCATCTCGGACAGGTTCCGCATATCGAAAACCGCCTTGACCCTTTTCTTGGTTTCGTCTTCCGGTTTCATGTCAGGTGTCCTCGCGGTCATCGAGATATGCGATATATGCCCTTGTTCCGGTCTTGCCGTTATACTCACATTCCGGTTCCCAGTTCTCGACATAATCAATGACGGCCTTATAATCCTTCTGGCACGTTTCGCTATACGGTGAACCAAGCGAACTATATTTTCTGGCATCCGAATAGCAACGACCTAAGAACGCGCCACGATACTTCTTATCGATGCTTAAGCATTCCTTTTTAACCAAACCGCCCTGAAACTCGATACCCAGAACGTAATTGACCCTTGCATGAATCGCCGCACGGATACGCCTAGCCTGATCGCGTGTTACACGATCCGTTTCCTCATGGTGATTAAACCGGTTCTCCAGATCGGTCAGGCGGTTATTCGTTTCCATCTGATCGGCACGGATCGCTTTGACCTGAGTGACAACAATGCCCATCTGTTCGCTAACAGCATTGATGTTCAGCATTGTCTGTGCCATGATCTTGTTGAAATCGTCATCACCAGCTGCGCTTGCTACTAAATCTCTATTCATTAATTTGACCTCCTACGTTTCTGATTAATTGCTGTGCAAATCCATCCAGTGTCTTAATTGCTTTGATGAAATCCGACCGTGTGCCTTCGTCCACATTCTGAATCTGTTCAAATGTCCAGATGTGACCGCCATATCTGCGAATGTAGTCATGTGTGGCAGTTGTAAAGTAGCGGATATCCCTTTCCGCATCCTGAACCACCTTATCCGCGCCTAACTGTGCTTTGAGTGCCTCGACCGTCTTCGCCTGATCCGCTATCTTCTCCCGCGCTTTCTGGTAGTCCTTTTCAAGTCTTGTCGCTTCACGTTCTGCTAGTATCAGTTTCTGTTGCAGTTTCGCATCCGGTGATAATTGCCGTTTCTGTTTCTCTAAAGAGTCGATGCGCTCTTTATAGAATTTGATCTCACGCATCACTGAAGCTTTCGTGACGATTTCACCATCCTGTAAGGCTTTGTCTATGACCGCCTGAACAACTTCAGGATGCTTTGCCATCTGTTGATAATCAGATGCTTCGTCCTTTGTGTATCCCATAGCCTTCACGGTTTCGGATTTGGTTTTTTCGACACGGTTCGATTTTTCCTCTTTGTTGTATTGATTGACTCCACCGCTCTGTTTTGGTATCGCCTGAAGCAATTCGCCAATCCTACATTCGGCGGCAATGACAGCGTTACTGACCTCTTGAGCCTCTTTCAGCGTCTGGTCGCGGATTTCTTGCGCTACAGACAGCCGGTTAACGGCCTGAAGCTTCAGCATATACGCCTGAACCTTTGCCTTTCCGACCAATACGAACTGGGTCAGGTCTTCCAGTGTTTCCGGTAACATCGTCTGTCCAGATTTAATGACCTCGTTCATGTTCACCCCCTTACTTTACTCACGCTATGTGTGTGCCTTCGGCAAAAAAAATTAGATGGATAGGCTTGCGGAAATAATTAGCAATTCTCAACTTAATGTTATCTCTTGGTATACGTTCGCCGTTTTCGTACATCGACCAAGTTGAAGGGCTGATATCTAAGGCCTTTGCGGTCTCTGCTACAGACCTTTCGCCCCTGAGTTCGCGTAATCGTTCGCCGATAACTTTCGCGTCCATCGTTTCAAAGTTGCTCACCATGTATTCACCTCCTTTCCGTACCATATTCAAATATACACGTAGCGTGATTGCGTGTCAACACGTTATGTGATAATAATTAGATAAGGGGAAACAGATTGTGAGGAAATGATATGAACGAGTTTAAAGACATTCTGAAATATCTTAGAAAACGTGAAAACATTTCTCAGGCCGAACTGGCTTTAAGGCTTGGAGTCACTCCGTCCGCAATCGGTAACTATGAGTCTGGAACCCGCAAACCATCGTATGAAATTGAAGAAGCTATTGCCGATTATTTTAACGTGACTATTGATTTCTTAAGGGGAACCGATTCGGAACGTAGGCACATATCAAACGAAGAATATGACATCATTCTAGCCTTCAGGTCATCCGATGACCTTAGTAAAGAGATGGTGCGTAGAATATTAGGCTTGAGTAAGTAGGAGGTCGAAACATGGCGAAACCCAGAAAGACAGAATCCGGTAAGTGGAGAATCACGATATACGACTACATGGATTCGACAGGCAAGAAACATCAACGGACATTCACGGCAGAAACGAAAAGAGAAGCCGAAAGATTGGCGAATGAGTACAAGACAAAGCCAAAGGTCGCCGATTTGACAGTTGGCGAAGCTATACTTAAGTATATCGATTCAAAGGAACCAGTGATAAGTCCATCAACATACAGGTCGTACAAGTCCATTTACAACACGCATTTCAAATCAACCAGATTCGGAGCGGTGAAGCTGGCAGACCTCGACAGCCTGACCGTTCAGCTTTTCGTGTCTGATTTAGATCTAAAGGCTAAGACGGTCAGTAACATTCACGGCCTTCTGTCGGCATCGGTGAAGATGTTCAGACCGGATGCGGCATTTATGACGACCTTGCCGCCCAGAACGCGCCCAGACCTCTATACGCCCACAACGGCAGAAGTAGAGCAGATGCTTCAGGAAATCAAGAAAGACCGGAATCTGTACATCATGGTCTTGCTATGCGTCTTCTGTCCTGTCAGACGGTCTGAGGCCTGTGCTGTCCGGTATGACGACATCGACCGGAAGACGAACGCGATCACGATCAGACGCGCCTGTATTCGTGGAGAAGGTAAAGAAAATTGGATCTACAAAGAACGACCAAAAACAGACGCATCGTACAGGACGGTTATTTTGCCCCCAGAGGTCGTCAAGGCAATCGGCAAGGGATTCGGTTATATAATCACCGGCGACACTCCTGCCGCCCTTTCTGACCGTTTTACAAGGGTTCGGAATCGTGCCGGTCTGCCTCACTTCCGTCTGCATGACCTCCGGCACTACTCAGCGTCAATTCTTCACGCGATCGGTGTGCCGGATCAGTACATCATGCAACGTGGTGGATGGAAAACCGACTATGTCATGAAACGTGTTTACCGGAACACGATGACCGACATAGAGAAGAAAATGAACAACAAGATCAACAGGCATTTTACGAAGAAAATGCGTCTGGGATGACTAAAAGGATGACTATCCATTTTGAGAAATGCCGTATTTATGCGGTTTAGAGGCGTTTTCCGTGTGGGTTCGAGTCCCACCACCGGCAGAAATTGAAAAAACCGCATGGTTGACAGGAAAGTTTGAAAAACGTGTCAACTGTGCGGTTTTTCGGTTCTTCAGAAGTGTTGCGAAATTCACCACAAATGAGATATAAAACCCACTTTCTGTGAATCTGGGATGACTAAAAGATGACTAAAACGCAACTAAAAAAAGCGGGGCATTTGCCCCGCATATACTTAAGTATATCAAGTTAACTCGGAAAGTCCCGCTGTCCAAGTCTTTTTCCCGACTTCGCCATCGACCTTCAAACTGTGATTCGCCTGAAATGTCAGTGTCGCCGCTCTTGTCTTGGCTCCAAATTCTCCGTCAACCTTAACGCCTATGATCTGTTGCCATACCGCCACAGCTGACCCAATGGATCCATACATCACAAGCGGAAGGGTCACAGCTACATTGCACACTTCCTTAACCGGCGTTGACGATGTCGGTGTCTTGATCGGTGTGCCGTTGCCGGTGTACCTATACACATGGTCGAAACTTCCTTTATATATAGGTGTGACCGCTATCTCTGTCCCCTGATCGCCTGGTGCTGAAGAACCATACTTTTGTCCCCTTGCGTGGACTATCTTACCATTGCCCGCATAAAGCGCGGCGTGTCCGTTCGTTCCCGACTTGTGGTAATAGATAATATCGCCCAGTTGCATTCCCTGACCGGTGGACAGGTTACACTGTTTTGTAACATCGCTGAAACCATGGTTGAGAAGGTCGGACATATTGCCGGTATAGGTCGCAAGGCCTGTATTCACACCGGCCTGTTTATAGGCAGATATAGCCAAAGACGAACAATCATAATCAGGGTTTCCCCATCTGTTAGACATCGAATAACCATGTCTCTGGTCGTTGGCGATCCCGATCGCCCAATTAAGTGCCGCTTGTGGTATCGTCATGTTCTTCACCATTGCTCAAGTCGTCAGCTACCTTTTTCAGTTTCTTCGTGATCCATGTTGGCATGGGTATGCCCGCCTGATCCAGATTCTCACAAACCGAAATAATTTCCATGATACAAATGTAAACAGCTATCCATGCCGGAACATCGACCGGAAGGCTGATCGCAACGGAAATCACATAAGCCACGACAATAACAAGCATCTCGCCGGATTTGCGAAAAAGGCCTGTCCGCATTTTGGTTGAATCCCATGTGTTATTTACGGATGCCTGAATCCAGCCGGTCACAATATCGGCTGTCATGAGTACCAACGGCAAGAGAAGCACCCAATACCTATGCGTGAATGTGATTTCCTGTGTTATGTTCTCCAAGTTGAATACCTCTCTTTCTTATTAAAAAGGGGCAGACTTTACGCCTGCCCCAACTTCGTTAAATTGCCCTTTAAGTCAATATGACCATGTTCTATTTTGCCCTGCTCCATAGCGTGATGCCTTAATAGTTCTGTTGATACGGTCAAAAGAATAAATGTCATATGATGTTTCGCTTTTTGTGTTCAGCACTTGTGTGATCTTCGTACCTTCTGAGTCATACGTGCTTTGTCCGTATCCGCTTGCACAAGTAGATAACAACAACACACCATCCTGCGTTGCAGAAACATCTCTGTGCGTATGACCATTGATGCAAGCTATCACTTCATCTGAGCCATTGGCAGTATAATCAACATCTACAGAATATTCATATCCATCCAAAGTTGATGTTTTTGAGTATCTTCCTTTGTTTTTGTACGCTTGAATGATACCCCAAATAGCATCCCCACCATGCGTTGATGTGACATAACCTTCGGCATCACTTGATGGGTTCATCGTGGCATTGTTAATCAACAAATGATGCGAGAAGAAAATAACCGCCCATCCACTTTCTGTGAAATTCAGCGCATCGGCTATAAAGTTGAGCTGATTGTTTCCGATTCCTGTGACATGCTGTCCTGTATATGATGGAATGTCAACCGTATTAATAAATATAGTTCTAACTTTCTGCCGCATAAAATCTATATAGCCATATGATTTTTCAGCATTGCCATATTCGATGCGAACATCATTCGTATATTGCTGTCCAAGATACCCATATCGCTCCGAATCGGTAACAATGTAACTTGAATTATTGGTGATAGAGTTGTCATCGTGGTTACCCTTGAGCGCAAACTGCTTTTCTTTGAACTGATAAAACATTTCTTGCAGAAGTTTATACGCTCTTTCGGCACGAACTAAAGTAGTCTTTGTGTCATTCCATAGATAATCTCCTCCAAGCACTACAAAGTCAATGTTTCGTGCTTTATCAACAGCGGAAAGTCCGTTGGTATTACGGTTCCACACTTCAATCTGTCTTAACGGCAAATCTTCAAACGCTGTCACATGCAAATCTGTAATAAAGGCGAGGTTTAATGTATTTCCGTTCTGCCCTGCTATATTGGTTAATACATTTGTG